GCTCATACTGGTATAACAACTGAGCGAATCCCTCTACGAACCGCTCGTCATGCTCACGCTCACCCATTGTAAATAGGATAGCATGAACTACTTCATGTAATAGGGTAACGTCTCGATCTTGACCTTTCAATCTACTGTTCAATAAAATCTTACAGTTCTCAGGGTTAGACGCGCCAAGGTCTAACATATCAGTTTCAACAATCTCCCAAGTCATCCCCGCTAGTTTAAACTCATTCTTCTTCATTCGGTGGCTCCCACATTTGGTTAGGCTGTCGTCGGAGCCAAAGCAGTCTAGCGTTCTCTAACACCCTCTCTACTCCCATTGCCTCCACACAGCACGCATACAACTCTTTCTCTGTCTTGGCATCGGCAAGCATCTTGGTTGCTTTCACATCCCCGACCCGATGTATCCCCTTCACGTTGTCTGCTGCGTCCCCTGTTAGTATTTGCTTGTAGAAGAACCGCAACCCTTCCTCTGGTGTAACAAACTTCTTTTCCCTCTTCACAAAGTTGTAGTGCCATCCCGGAACCTGCATAAAGTCTTTGTCAATTGATACGATGATTGACTCTTCTCCAAGCTCTGTTGCTCGGATAGCGATGTCATCATCAGCTTCCTGTCCATCACTAACACTAGCGCCCCATGCCGTTTGTAAGTATTCCCGTAGGAGAGGTAGGTGTGTCGGCTTCTTCACATCCTTCCTGTTACCCTTGTAGGGTTCTGTCACTGCCACATCATGTCTGAAGTTTGTCTTGCCTGTAAGAAACAACTCATGTTCTTCACAGTCGATTAGGTCAAACATGATTAAGTCCTCAAGAACAACCGCCATTGTTTCGATAGCGGTGTTCTCATGCTCATCATTGGTAGCAAACCCTACCCGATAACAAAGAATATCTGCATCGAGTAGTGCTATCATTACAACAAGTCGTCTTCAGCAACCAGCTCACCAACTGGTGCGCCACTGTACTCAACAAGTTCTGTTACCACGAGGCGCTTGAGGGCTGGAGAGATACCCTTCTTCTTCTGGTAGCTCCATGAGTATGTACCCACTAGAGCCACACCCTTAGTCCCATTACCAAGCTGCTCTTCAACCTCGCTACCACCATCGTCATAAGCGCGGATAGGACGGGTGCTTTTGCAGGTAATATACTTACCCTTGCCTTCCTTGAACTTAACCTCTAAGCCCATATCCTGAAGCGCCTCTGCTGCCTTGTCGGATAGGTTGCAAAGGTCAACCTGAAACTTACCACTCATATCGTTTGGCTTGTTGAGGTATGCCCACATAATGTCTGCTTTGATTTTAACTGCTTCTGTCATAACTAACTCCTTAGTGAAATTTGGGTGTATCGCCTTCATCGGCAATCTCATAAAACTTTGAGGTGACGGTAGCTAGAATATCTAGCACCTCCATCTCACTTAAACTCTGGCTAAAGCTAAGATGTACTTCGCCTTTTGTCTCTGTAATAACGATGATGTTGTCAGCATCATTTAGTACAGCTTCCAGATTCTCTAACTCACGCTTGTTCAATGTGTGTCCTTCCAACTATTGCCTACATGGTACTCTCCTGTTAAAGGACAGCGGAGGTTGAAGTGCTTTCCAGCCTCTTCGATTGCCTCCACTGCCATCTTCCCCACCCTCTCCGCATCTGCCTCATCCACCTCTATCTGCCATTCATCGTGTACATTTGCACAGAATGAAGCGTCTATTATACCACATTTTATCTTCTTGTGCAAGATAACTAACGCTTTTTTCATCACAATTGCACCTGCACCCTGCAACAAAGAGTTTAATGCTGCGTGCTCAGACCGTACCATAATGTGCCTACCGTCTAACCCACGTATCCAACCCTTAGCTGCTGCTGGCAACACCTTCTCATTCTTCAACACATCCAACGCTGGTGTCTTAGCGAAGAAGCGTTCCATGATTCGGTAGCCATCGGATGAATCACCACCAATAATCGAACCAATCTTTGCACCTCCAGCACCATACAACAAAGCGTAGATGAAAGTCTTTGCTTGGTCACGGGTCTGAAGTCCTGCTGCCCTCATGTTAACAGTGTGTATATCTGTTCCGTCCTCCTTGTTACCATTGATAACGGTGTTGATGTACGCCTTGTCCTGCATATAGTGGGCAAGCATACGCAACTCTAAGCCACTAGCATCTGCACCGACTAGCTTCTTACCAACCTCAACTGTCCATAGTTCACGACACTCCTTTCCATATTCAGACGAGCTAGAGGGAACCTGAGCCATGTTGGGGCTATGGTGCGTCATACGACCTGTTACTGCCCCATTGGTTATCACCCTACCATGCACCCTACCGTCCTCCTTAACCACGTCAAACCAACTAGAGACCTGCGACACACGCTTCTGGAGCATCAGGTAACGAGAGATTAGCTTTGCTTCTGGTAAGTCAATACCCTCTAGCACCTTCTCGTTCACAATGATAGACCCCTTCTCTGTTGCCTGCGTAAACTTAACCCCTAGCCCCTGCAATCTCTCTGCAATTTGCTGACGACTGCCCGGATTAAAGGGCGTAACCTTCTCCTTGAGCGGCTTGCCTGTCTTCTCACTGATACGCTGTTCAACAATCGGTGGGAATACAGCTTGCAACTCACCTTCAATATCAGCAACCTCACCGTTAAGCGTAGCCAATAGTGCCCGACCCTTATCCTCATCAAACCTAAACCCATGCCTTTCTTGTTGGGCAATGATGGCAGCTACCTCATGCTCAAGCTGCACACTCTCACCCCAATCCTCTAGTTGTGTGGACAGGAACTTGTACAAGTCCACCGTCACTGCTACGTCTTGCTTGCAATAGAAGCGGTTCAGGTTATCCCAAGGGGTATCGTAGGGTTCAGGAGACTTGGCATCGTAGGGTTTGTTAGCCCACCAATGCCACAGCCTACTGTACTCAACCTTCTTGTTCCCCAGCCTCTTCCCCCATGCCTCTAGGCTGTGTCCGTTTTCGATAGAGGGATTGAGTAGCCTTGACATTATCAAGGTATCTCTCACTTTGCTCAATCCAATTCTCGTCTTCCAAAGCCTGTTCAGAATAGGTGCGTCGAAGCCGATCAAGTTGTGTCCGATCAACCTCTCTGCTGTGTTTATTAAGGGTATGAGTGTATCCGGTTTTGTGTGACATACGTATTCGTTTGTGTCTGAGTTATGGGTATAGCACAGCCATATCTGGCTATGCTTGCTGTCTGTCTCGATGTCGAGAACTAAGTCCATCACTTTCCTTTCGCAAGTTCAATCTCCACTAGTTTAGCATAACCACCTACATCGTGCCAACTGTCGTCATAGAATGGGTCGCCATTAACTATACGGGCTAGCTTGTTGGCAATCAAGTCCAAGCTCTCCTGCATATAGGGTTCCATTATACACCAACTAGCGCCATCACGCAAGGTTTCCTTTAACTGCTGCGCTGTTGCCGACACATTGCGATAGTCACCATAGCGTGTCTCTCGTGCGCCTAGTGTTTCAATAACATCCTTACTCATACATTCCTTCCAGTTGTGGTGGCTTGTAGTTCTCACCCTTCTTTACCTTCCCATACTTGTCATACTCCGGGAAGCCTTTGTAATTAAAC